GGTAAAGTTCTTATTGGTTTTCTTGACTGATAATCGTAATTATAATACGCTTCTGTTTCAGCGGAAAAAGTATCCTTTGTTATAGTATCTAATACTTGTACACTTACACCATCAGATTCTTTATATAATATGTCAATTTCGGTTATCTTAAACTCATCGAATAATTCGTTACAAGTAGTAGGTGTTGGTATTATAAGGTTTATTTGATTAACCTTATTTTTCATAAAAGCTACTATTGCATTTCTGTATGAATTATCCTCGTCTCCTGCTAAAAAAGATCCGTCTTGTTGTGGTATAAAAGCTATTTGAGAGAATGGGGCTAATATAGAATACTCGCCATCATCAAATCTAAATCTATAACTAAATCTTACAAATTTATCTTGAAGGAATGTAGGATCTCCAACATAATTTCCAACAGGTGGCAATTCGCCATTATTGATCCAATACGGATTAGGCGTTACTCCGTCTGGCTGATATTTACTAACAACATCTTTCATTGTGCATACTCCACTATCTATAAATTTTATAGAACTTACCGGAGCATATTTAGCTACCGATATTTGTTCTTCTTTCGTATAATAAGTAGGATCGTTAAATGCTGTTAATACGTTTATTTTTCTAGGCTGGTTTCTATTATCTGTCCAGAACAATAAGTTTTCAACTAAGTTTATACCTGTAATAGGGTGTGTTGTAGATAAATTTAAAAACAAACCTGAAACTAAAACTTTAGCTACTCCTGCTGTTAAATTTACTTTTATAATCTTATTTGGTATATTATTGTCAATTTGGTATTGAGGCGGATTGTCTAATTGGTTTTCAGAAATATCTGTATACCCAGTAGCAAATAAATAAAGGCTACTAGATGTTGAATCAGATATGTAACCTATTATTTGAGCGGAACCCATTAAGTTTTCTAAATTTGAAAAACGTACATTACCTAATATATTTTCAATAGCTCCAGTATTGCTACTATCAGAACTAATTATAGATATATTACGAGCGCTTCTATATTCATTAGACGGTATTAATCTATCGTCTAAGTCTTGGTTCATCTTAGCCGACGTAAAACTATTCTTAATTTCTGCCATCTATTTAATGTTTAATCCATTTGTATTGACCACGCAATGCTTTTGTAAACTCGTCTAACTTTATATTAGATAATCTTAATTTAGCGTTTCTTAATTTAGCAAAGCGTTCTTGTTTTAATCTTTGTACCACGTATTCTGGTTGATTAGAACGTGTAGCTATAATGGCGTGTATTATGTGAGCATACAACGCTTCCTCCGCCATTTTAGGTACTCTTGTGTCTAAATCATAAGCTAATCCATCAGATATGTACTCTAATAATATTAATGACCCAACTAATTCACTACTAAAAGATATTTTACCTTCCCTGTCGTTTATAATAAATGTACCATTAAAATTAGCATTAGACGTGTCCATGCCGTATCGCTGCCCTAAGTAATTATAGGTGTTTGCATCTTGACCATTAAAATTCAAACTAGCGAGCCTGTCTCTAACCTGATTAGCGGTAGCTTTATCAGCTTTCCATCTTTCCTCCATAATAGAAGACCCAGTTATATTGGTGTCAAATGTATCTTGCACAGGGAAGCCTTCGGTATCTTGGATAGGCATTGTGTATGGCGACCCATTTAACATTCCGGGGTATATAACATGCTTTACACCATTACCATCAATACGTGAGATCTTAACGTAATTCACGTAGTCTTGTGGTATAACTACATTTAAACTTGGTGGAATTGTTAACTCTTGAGACTTTATGCTTTTTAATGTATCATAACTAAACTCCTGCATACCTCGCTTAGCATGGAATATTACGTCTGTACGCTTAACATCGGATACTAATTTTCCTGCTCCAACATAAGCTACCATAAAGTTATTAATAATATCCTCTAAAGTAATATAAGCATAACTACCATAATTTTCTTCAACAACGGTACCGTAAGCATCTTTATCACCATATTTACCCCCTTCTAATCTTTTTAGTTGGACTAAATATATTTCACCAGCAGCAGCGTCCTGCCCTGTAAAAATAGTATTGCCATTAGTTACACTGTTTATATCAAAATATTCATTAAAAGAGGCCCCGTTGTCTTGACTTAAATAGAATTTAAAATTATTTAACTCATATCTTTCATCATCAACATCTGAAGTATACCATACTAATGGGGTGTCGAAACCGTCAAAAACGTAGGTATTTTGCGCATTTACGGCTACTATACTTTTAGCTCCTTCGTAATACTGTCTATTAGTTTCTGTTATTATACCGCTATTTATAAGTGCCATATCCTATTATTGTTTTTCATTCATATTGTCCTGCTGTACTTTTTGAGATGCTATTTGGATAACCTGTGGATCTCTAATCACAATACCAGCATATTCTAATATTCTTATTATCAATTCTGTTTGTTCAGATTGATGCAATTCAAAGCTTGTTGACAATGCTGAGTTGTACACGTAGTTACCCCTATTATTGTCTATTGTAAATCCCCATACAACTGGAGACGGAAACTTTAAATAATTTATACTTACTCCCGATGTTATTGTTTCAGGAAATACCTTTATATATCCCTCCTCATATAAATATATAGGATATTTTGCAGATGGCTTTGTTAATTTTGATCTGTAAAGGTTGTAGAATTCATTTCTTTGCACTCGCTGCATTTCGTTATTGTTGTATATAACGCTGCCTAATTCTTGCAAGTCAGTTGGAGCTGTAAAGCCGTTCGTGCTATAACTTGCGTTACCATTCCTTTTGAATATAGCCATTTTTTCATCAAGCAAGTCTACTCGATCAGCATAATCTAAATCAGTTTGTGGAACCCTAATCAATTGGTTTAGGTCCTCAAAATACTTTAAGTATATCTCAAGTTGTACTTGCGTACCAATTTTATTAAACTCGTCAGGGGTCATGTAACCTCTCTGCTCTTTATTAAGTATTAATAAGACTGTTCTATAAACTGTATCTACATTTACTGCCATTTGCTATCTTTATTATAATAAATAAGCGGATACTGCAGTTTTATTTACAATATCCGCCTACATATTAGTATTACGTATTATTTAAGTTTTTTCTCTATAGACTTAAAGATTTCAACGCCTTCGTCAGTCTTAAAGAATGCTGCCATTGCGGAGTATGGATTTTCATCAAATGGCACTGTCATTAATTTTTTATCATTAGTTCCCCACGTAAATGTACGCTGGTCTTGTGAAAGTTTTATAATTCCTGCTTCTGCAGCTCTAATTGCCACGTTACGTAATTGTACATTTTCGTCATTAGCTAATTCTAAGAACAAACCTGGATTATCACGAGCAAATAGTAGCAAATCTCTTTTTAGCTCCTTAGAGGTCATTTTTGACACCTTAGAACCTAATTCTACACGTAGTATTGCTTCAGCTTGGTCAATTTCAATATTCATTGCCATATTGAGGGCATTGATTTCTAATTCTAAATCTTCTAATTCATCTTCTGCTTCAGCGGTTGCGTCTAATTCATAATATGAATTACTTCTTGCTGGATGGTATAGTGATAATAGTTTTTGTAAATTTTGTTTTTCCTTCGGAACAAATAAGGCTCCATCTTCAAAAGTTATGTGCCCCATAGTACATTCCCCTTTTTGTTCGTCTTTAAACGGAGAATTTTGGTTTGTTGCGTATCTTAATTCTCTTTGTTCTTTTGTTTCTGGATCAAACCATAAGAATGGGTATCTAGAAGAGTGTCTTGATTGAATCGTATGCGTTAATGGATTATATCCGGTTGCTAATATATAGGTTCTATCTTTTATTTCCCATGCGTTTCCCGCGGGTGCTGTTTGTTTTACTGACATAATATAATATGATTTTTATTGTTATTTTATTTAGTAAATATTACCCCCGCAATTACAGCAGGGGTAAATTTACATTTATTTATTACTATACTGAAGTAAACAATACAAAATTGTTTGCTCCCTGTACACATAAACATCTTTCAGATAAGAAGTGTACTTCCATCGCATCCGTGTCAGATGTGTAAGCTCCTCCTGCAGAACCTAACACCCAAGTTTTCATTCTACGGTCATCAGCTTGTGAAGCTCTATAACGAACGTGTAAGAATGGTCGACGGATATTAGTTCCTAATTGTTGGTCATACACAGTAGAAGTTCCAGCCGGAATTAATACTCCATCAATGGTAGCTCCTGTCCCGGTAAGCCCCCCTCTTGTAGAAGCGTCGTTTAAGTATTTCCAATCAGTTTTGTAGAAATCGTAGGATCCTCTACGGAAACCTGTAAATCCTAAATTAAGAGACATTTGCTCAGAGTTTTCAAACAATCCATAAGACGTCCCTCCTTGCGCTCCGGAAGATAGGTTGCCTAGCATGTCGTCAATCTCTAATGAAGTTGCACGATTAAGGAAAAGCATGTTTTCTTCGATAGCTCCTTGAGTATCTAGATTTTTTAAGATATTATCAAAGCTGGTTAAGTTTTCTGTTGCAGTACCTCCAAAAGCGGCAACTGTATTTCCTCTTTTCTTAACAGCTGCAAAAAGACCTTCTGTTCCTTTTGAAGCTCCAGCCGTAATAGCCGCGCTTGTGCCTAATTCACCTTCAATTACTGCCATTTCTAAGTAATCTTCAAAACGCAATCTTGTTTCAGATTCTGCTTTAAGATACCATAAGAAGCCATTAGCTCCTGCTTCTGTAGCAACTTCTACCCATCCAATTTGAGCCATATCAGATCCGTTAATAGTGTATTTGTTACGGATTATAATAGGTGAATTACTAAATTGAGTAAAAGATGGGTCAATGCTAAGGTAGGAATCATTTGTTAAAGTAGATCCTTTAGCATATTCAGAACCATAAACAAACACTTTACAACCGGTTGTTCCTGTTGCAATACCGTTAGTTCCGTTTGATCCGGTCACAATGGAAGCTGATAAGTAAGGGGCAACTGTAATTGTAACTTCACTTGGCGAACCTGTTGGAGCTCCAACTGATGTGATGATAGCTTTTACTTCGCGTCCAGTTGCTGGATTAATAATAACTACTGTTTGGTTTTTTGACAAAACGTTTGTAACTGTAGCTGTAGTGTTTCCTTCAGTAACGGTACCAACTGTAAATTTAAAAGTTGTTGCTGTAACAACCGTTACGTTCTTATATGCAACGTGTAATCTGTTTTGCTCAGACCAAATAACTTGATCAGATTGCATAGGCATTTCAGCTCCAACCATACGAAGGAAACCTGACAATGTTCTATTACCGTATCTTTCTACTTCTTGTTCGTAGATCTCTGGTAAATACTGTTTTGCAAATGTTCCACCACTTGAAGCGGAATCAAATGTTAAATAACTTCCTGGATTAGGAGTTTGAGTCTGACTTGGTATAAGTGTACCAAATGCTGGAGAAGGCGTTATTACTGCCATAATTTTTTAGTTTAATGTTAAAATTTTCTTGTTTGTATTCTCAATTTTGAAGAATCAACACCGTTAATTGCTTTAACACGTAACCCATTAACAAATATTTCACCAGAACTTGTTTGCCTTGGCTCAGTAGAGATGTTATTAGATTTTGCAACAACTTCTTTTATCGCATCGGCTTTACCCTGCTCGTAAAAATGTTTTGCAATTGTGTCTGCGTTTTCAGCGGCATACATGGCTTTATGATACCCTTTTAAATCTACAACATCTCCTTTATCATTTAAGAACTTCTTAACTAGGTTAGTTATGTTTGATTGTTTATCTGCTACAGCTTCTTTATTAGCAACACCATACCTAAAATTCTTTTCGCCAATATTGAAATCAAAACCTTTGAAATCTTGGTTAAATAAATTTTTAGTATCTTGTTTGAATTTAGAATGCTGCAACTCCACTGATTGTTGCTCTTCTTTGTAGCGGTTGAAAAAGTCATTTGCTTTTTGTTGGTCTTGCGTAATACCAGGTCTCAACTTGATTTCCTCGTAATATTTACTTTTAAGTCCGTCTAAAAAGGTTCTTGCTTTTGCAACCTCTTCTTTGAAAGCGAGTTTCTTTTTACGGATGTCTCGCTCTTCATCCAACTCTTCATCATATTCAAAGTTGTCTTCCATAAGGAATTCAATCTCTTCATTATCTAAATGTGGACGTGTTTTTTTATAATATTCCTTTAATAAGGTTTCATTATTTACATTTGAATAATCAGCATTAAGTCTAACGTAATCATTAATATCTCCTCCAGTTTCTTCCATAAAAGAAATAAGTTTCTCTATGTTTTCTGGCAAAGGTTTTCCTGAATACTCAGACGCTCTTATTGCGTCATTAGCTTCTTGCGTTAAATTAGCTGCTTCTTGTTCAATTTCTTCTTCTGTAATTTCGTTTATTACAGTTATTTCTTCTTCTTGACCGGCAATGATTTTAGGTTCTTGGTTTCCTTGGACCACTTCTTGCAGTCCCACTTCGGATCCTTGGCTGACCAACAAGCTTTCATTTGCGATTTGCTCTTGAAGGGCATCTTTTGATTCTGTTTCGTTAGCGATAAATACTTTTGTTACTTCAGGTTCTTTTGCTACAACAGGTTCGTCTTCTTTAATAGTAACCTTTGTAATCTGATCTACTTTATTTAATTTCCTTGGGGTTTGCTTTTTTATTTTAAATTCCCCCTCTTGTGTAATTGCTTCTGACATGATATAATATTATAAAATTAATTAGTAAAATTTATTTTGGTTCAAACTGTGCTAAATCAAATCCACCCATATTATCAAAACCAGCGGATTCGAAATCTTTGGGCATTGTTTTATTTTGTCTTTGATCTATTAACTCTGATTGCTGCGTAGCGTTTGTTTTTAATCTATTATCTTTACGATCCTCAATAGTGTTGAGTTTTGATTGTTGTGCTTGAGCATTAATCTGGGCTAGCTGCATTTGGTATTTAAACTCTTCAGCCATCAACAACTTTTTAAGGTTAGCTTCATATTCCATCTTTTGAATTTCAAATTGACTTTTTGCTTGCATCTTTTGAATTTCAGTTTGAGCTAATGCTTGTTGTTTTTGCATCTCCGCTAATGCCGCAGCTTCTGCAGTTTGAGAATTTGCTTGGGCTTGGGCTTGTATATTTGCTTGTTGGTTAGCTTGATCTCTTTCTTGTTTCTTTCTTCTTTTATATTTTAAAGATTGATTTGCAAGTTTTAAATTATTAATCTCTCTTAAATCAATAGCGTCTTCAAGATCAATACCCCCCGTTTGTAAAGCAACTTGTATATTCTGTTCTAATTGGGCTCTTTCTTCTTCGTCTGGTTCTAACTCTAAGAATATGCCGAAATCATGAATATCAAGGTTTTGCAATTCTTCTAACGTTCTAACATTTGAAACAGAAATACTTTGTATTAAAGCATTTGCTGTTAAAGGGAATTTTAATGAATCACCTACTCTTTTTGATATATTTTCACATAATCTTAATGTTATGTATAAACTAGCGTCTAATATATGTCTTGTAGCTACATTAGAATTTGCTGCAGCTAATTTTTGTAAGCCTACTAATGAGTTAGAATCCGGCATTGAACCATCTCTTGCTTCATTAAGTCCGGTTACATCGCGAATCATTTGTAAATAATACTGGTATGTATTTATTAATGATGAAATTTTAGCATTACCAGACGATGTTTGTAATTCCTGAATAGGCACTTTGCCAGGGTTTCCTGATCCATCTTGTGTCATAGATCTACCAACAATACTACCAGTTTGGAAATACATATTTAAAGCTTCAGCTGGATTGTAATTTGTTCCATTACCTAAATCAACTTCGGCTAATCCGTCAACATCAACAAAAACACCATCAGGAACCATTCTAGCAAGTACCTGTTGCAGTTTTAAATGTGTTATTTGGATCATATCCGCAAAAGAAGTAATTCTACTTACTATAGATTCAATTCTTCCTTTATAGAAGCGTGGTGCGCAAATAGCATAATTCATATCTACTTTAGTAGTATCAGCTAATGGCCTTGTCATGTTCTCAGCTAATTGCCACTTAAGCATTTTCTTATGCCCAAGTATTTTTGCTCCAGAATAAAGTACCTCAATGCTTCTAGATACCACATTAAAGTTGTCGCTAGGCGGTGGATTAAAACCGTCTGTTTTAATTAATGCTTTTTCTAGTCCTTGATCTGTTTGTTTTATTTTAAATACTTGGTTTGAATATGTTTTGTATTCAAAGTATAAGACTTGTATTGTGGTTGTATCGTAATTTTGATTTGCGTAAGTACGGGTATAATCATTTGTACCTGGAAATTTCTCTATTTCTAGTAACTCCTCTTCTGTTAAATTAGGAAATTCTTTTTTTAATTCCTCTAAGCTAATAGATTTTACTTCACCAACATAATACATGTCATTGAAATTAGGATCCTCTGTGTAAGAGTAAACTAAATTAGCAGGATCAACATAATCAATTGTGATACCATTTGATCCATTCCAGTTTGTTTTCGCACAAGCAATTCCTAATACTGTTAAATCGTAATTTAATCGCTTAGTCACTTGATCATATTTGTTTTTATTCAAAACATAATTAATAACTTCTTCCTCTGCGATTTCAACAGCCTGCTTATAATTTAATTGAAGATGTATTTCTAATTCTTCGTTATCAGCCGGTAAACTTTCTGGATTAGGCGTGCTTC